CTCTAAATGCTTTAGAGTCATCACCAGATGAGTGTTTACCTTCTTTAGTATTATAAGATGTTTGTTTCCAAAGAGGCCAGTTGTGAAGTCTTTCTAAAAACTGAATTCCTACTTGTTCATCTTCAATACCATCAGCATTATGTAAGTCTTTGTTATCCACTGCGTGAACTGCTATAACTTTACTGTTTATTCCTAGTTTTGCAAAATGTGCCATAATGTTTCTCCTTATATATTAATTTTAAATACCATTCAACTATTGAAATTTATACCTTATTATCACCACTCCTTTACCACCGTTACCACCACCAGGGCCATTACTACCGCCGCCACCACCAGTGTTATCCGTTCCATTTGCACCAGAGTCTCCGCCACCACCAGTTCCACCAGTTCCTGTTGTATTACCACCACCGGACTGTCCATGTCCAGCACCGCCGCCTGCTCTAGTTACTGGCGATCCAGTGATTGAATTTGCTGCTCCAGCTCCACCTGTTCCTGCTCTACTACTTGCCCCTGCTGGTCCGTTTTGTCCTACAGCACCGGCACCGCCACCGCCACCGCCACTAGTATTACCTGAACCTATAAGAGCACCAGTTCCTCCATTATTACCTTGAGTTGGAGTCGCTGGATCTGATGTGGGAGGTGTATTTCCATCACCGCCACAAGTAGTTTGATAACTACCTCCACCGCCTGATCCTCCGTCACCACTTCCTGGAGGAGACGCACGTCCCCCTCCGCCACCTGCTGAAGTTATAGTTGAAAAACTTGTATTAACACCAGTTCCGCCAGGGGCTCCACCACCTGGATCTCCAGAACCTCCACCACCTATTGTTATTGGATAACTTTGAACTGAAACAGGTAATCCTCCAGTTACCGGTGATGGGAAGTTTGATCTATGACCACCTGCACCGCCACCTCCAGCGCTACCAGCTCCACCACCTCCGCCGCCACCACCAGCCACTACTAAATATTCTACTGTATTTGAACCAGTGGGTTGCCCTGCATTTGAAACTACAAAATTTCCATCAGCATTAAAAGTGTGAACTTTAAAATTACCACAAGTAGCAACACATCCACCAGTCGCTGCAATGTGTTCATTTCCTACAACTGTGTCGTCTGTTTGAATGTTTAACCATCCCTTAGTTCCATCTACATAAACTAACGTTATTGAATCTCCTTTAGTATCTAAAGTTGCATCTAAACATAAACCTGCAATCTTTGATCCACCTCTACCCACTGTAACAGCCTTACAAGCAGCACAAAAAGTATTTGCATAATCTTTAATTGAAACAATGTCACCAGCGGATGGACTTGAAGGTAGTGTAACTGTAACAGCTCCCCCTGATGTATTAACAAAATATCCTTTACCACTTTCAGCAGTAAGAGGAGATGTTTTAGCCGTTGTACACCAGTCTACTGTGCCTGTTCTACCGAACCCTGATTGTGTAGCACCTGGTGCTAAAGTTACAGCTGTGCAAGCGCCACCTAATGTAAGTGTGCTTCCTGTTCTTTTTTGTATCTCGTTTACTTTAATTATACTCATTATTGAAATTTATACCTTATCATTACAATTCCGCTACCACCAGCTGCTCCTGAACCTGGACTATTAGCTCCACCGCCACCACCTGTATTAGTTGTGCCAGTAGCTCCTTTTGCTCCACCTCCGCCACCAGGGGGTGCAGGAACTGATCCACCTGGACCAGGACTTCCACCTCCGCCACCTGCAAAATATCTTGTTGATCCTTCTGGTCCTGGAGTACCATAACTTGGAGCTGTTGGACCAATAAATGGATCAGCAATATAAGCGCCAACTCCACCAACTCCTTGAGGGTTCCCATCTGAACCTACTCCTCCTGCTCCTCCACCACCACTTCCGTTGTATGTTCCTGAAGAAGGTGCTCCATCGCCTCCATCATTACCTTGAGGAGGTGCGACTGGAGGTGTATTACCAGATCCACCACAAACTGCATTTCTTCCACCAGCACCTGATCCACCATCTCTACAAGCCATATTACAATGTCCACCACCTCCTCCACCACCAGCAGAAGTTACCGTGCTAAAACTTGAATTGTTTCCTTTTGAGCCTGAGTCTGGACTACCAGATGGAGCACCTGCCCCAAACGCTCCTACTACTATAGGATAAGTTTGAGCTGAAACTGTTATTGTAGTATTTGGACTAGCTCCTGAATTATTTATAGGATGATTTGATCCTGGTGCTGTTGAAAAAAATCTCATACCACCAGCTCCGCCACCACCTGAACCTCTTGGAGGACCATAGTTGTTTGATCCACCTCCGCCACCACCAGCTACTACTAAATAATCAACAGTATTATTAGGTGCACCACTTGCTGCAGAGTTCACTACAAAATCTCCATCACCTGTAAAAATGTGTGTTTTAAAATCTCCAGATGTGACCACAACATTACCACCAGTTGCACACACAAAGGTTTCTCCAACAAATCCTGTGCCTTCTTCAACCGGCACCCAACCTTTTGTTCCATCTACATAAATTAATGTAAGACTTTCATTTTTTGTATTTCTTATAGAATCAGCACAAGATCCATTTAATTTAGATCCACCTCTTCCAATTGTGAAAGCTTTACAAGCAGCGCAAAAAGTCCCTGCATAATCTTTAAACGCAACGATATCACCAGCAGATGGAGACGATGGTAACGTAGCTGTTACTGCTCCTCCACTTGTATTTATAAAAAAACCATCACCACTAACCGCATTAAAAGGTGCGGTCTTTGCAGTTGTACACCAATCCACTGTGCCTGTTCTACCAAAACCTGTTTGAGAAGCACCTGGAGCAAGAGCAACAGATCCTCCACATCTTCCTAACGTAACTGTAGAGCCACAAACTACGATAGGGTTTGATGGACCAGAACCAATCGTTACTGTTGAACCACATTTTTTTATGATGTTAGTTCCATCTGATAGTTTCTGAATATTGTCTACTTTAATTGTACTAGTCATTATTGAAATTTATACCTTATTACTACAACTCCCGATCCACCTTGATAACCTCCATCTGGAGAGTTAGGATTAGGAGCCATATTTCCTCCACCACTACCACCAGTGTTAGCAGTTCCTGCCGATCCAGCTAAAGTTCCAAAAGGATTAGGTCCTTGTACGCTACTACCAGCGCCTCCTCCACCACTAGTTCCTCTGTTACTAGCTGTTCCAACACCACCTGCTCCACCTGAATATTCTGTATCTGATCCGTCAATGCTTGAATTTATATGAGCACCACCTGCTCCACCTTCATTACCAGCGGGACTTGGATTACCGGCTGCACCAGCTCCACCTCCACCACCAGAACCAGTATCGTGTGATGGGCCTGGAGATGGTCTTGATCCACCACCTGCGTTTCCTTGAGGAGGTGCGACTGGAGGAGTGTTTCCTGCTCCGCCCGTAAATCCTGATCCTCCACCACCTGAACCACCGCCTGAACCACCTGCATTTCCTGATCTAGCAGTAGCGCAACCTGGATTGTCTCCAGTTCCACCCGAACCGCCACCTGCTGATGTTATTGAGCTAAAAGTTGAACTTCCACCTTGACTGCCTATGTATGGTGAACTTGTAGGACCTCCTGGTCCGCCTCCACCTACTACGATAGGAAAATTAGTAGCAGTTATTTCTAAACCTGAACAAGGTGTTTGTGCTAAAGGTGACGCTGTATAAGGATCTGGAGAAAATTTACCTTCTCTAAATCCACCTGCACCGCCAGCTCCACCTGAATTTCCGCTGTTTGATGTAGATCCTCCTCCACCACCAGCGACCACCATGTAAGAAACTTTTGTTCCAACACCAGGGCTAAGAGCCACATTACTAACAGAAAACGTGCCGTCTCCTGTAAATTTATGTATTTTATAATCTCCTGAAGTAGACTCTGTTCCACCCGTGGCGACAATAAAACCAGGGTTACCACTAACATTAGAAGTCGAATCATGAATATCTTGCCAACCTTTTGTCCCATCAACATAAATAAGTGTTACAGATTGAGACTGTGTGTTTAAATTTGTATTGGCACATACACCATTTATTTTAGAACCATTTCTACAAAGAGTAACTGCCTTACATGCATCATCCCAAGTATTATTGTAATCTTTAAGAGCAATGATATCTCCTTGAGAAGGAGAGCTTGGAAGAGTTACAGTTATTGCACCACCGTTTGTGTTAACAAAAAATCCGTCACCGCTTGTTGCAGTGAAAGGTGAAGTTTTAGCAGTTGTACACCAATCAACAGTTCCAGTTCTACCGAAACCTGTTTGTGATGCACCAGTTGCTAATGCTACAGTTTTACCAGATGATCCAACTGTAAGAGTTGAACCACATTGTACATCAATTTGATTTACTTCTATTTTACTCATTATATTACTACCAATGTTCCAGTTACTGTTACCGTTGCGTTAAAAGTTACAGGACCAGCTAACACAGCACTCTCTATCACCATAGCTCTATCAAAAGTTGCTGCATGGTGGTGAATACTATTTTCTGCTGCTCTATCACCTATATAAACTTGTTCATTTATTTCAGCCATTTATTCTCCTTATGTACTAATTGAATCTACACGGCTTAACCAAACATCTACACTTGATGCAGTATTGGCTTGACCTTTCAATACATCTCCACTGTTTAAAACTATTTTAGAACCACCTTGCACAAGTTCTACAGAACTTGATGCGGGCAAAGCTAAATCTTTAACGATGTATCTTAAAGTTCCTGAACCATTATCATCTATAAAGACACTAACAGTCACTGCACTTGTTAAGACATTGGCAAGTCTAATTCCTACAAGGGCATCGTCAGAGTTAGCTGTTAACAAAGTCGTTGCCGAGTTTGTTATCTGTGCTCCCGATCCTTCAAAATCTTGTGCCATTTATCCTCCTATAATGCAATCGCCATTGCGGTTGCAAATCCTTTACTGGCTGCATTTTGCACTTCGCCAGAGTTATCTAAAAATACTGCTTTACTCGCAGGTAAAGTACAGAAAACGTCTTTCGTACCACCGGTAAAATTAACTAACGAATCACCATTAGATGATGATATCACACTTGTTCTTGATAGTGTGTCTGTTGATGCATCTGTTACCGTTCCAATACCAACTTCAAACTCTGCTGTACCTGGGTTAAAGATAGCATAGTAAGTTGTGTTAGTATTTCCGATACCAGCTACAAAAGTTTCAAAACCTTGTTGAGCACCACCAAGATCTAACGTGCCCGTTCCAGTTGTTGTGCTAGTTTCTTTTACTCGATCATTAATTACAAAAGCCATATACTTCTCCTATTACGATGTTAAACTTATAATCGCATTTGATGGTGTACTTGGATCAGGAAACGCAATAGTGAAATCACCATTGGTTGCTGTCTTTGTTCCACCAAAATCCAAAATTACAACTAATTTATCAGATTTATCATCGTTATAAATTGCTCCAAACGCAGCAGAAAAAGTTGCGCTTGAGAAAGTTAAGTTAGCAAAGTCAACACTTGCAGTTGCAGTTGATGAAGCTACCGCCTGACTTGTTAATGCACTTCCGCCAGTTGAATATCCAGCTGCAGAACCAGAAACTTCGTTTCCAGCACCAGATGAATAAGCTGTGCTACTAGTTGTGTATGGATTTGCTGTGTATAAAGCTAATTTAAAAGAATCTCCACCAGACGCAAAGTTGTGCGTTCCTGATAGTAACTCTCCTTTAAATGCATTTGGTACAACGTTTGCCATATTTTATCTCCTTATAGTGATGGTGGTTTTGATTTCATAGGAACCCGAATAACACCATCCATGTATTCGTCCCTTCTTCTTAGTCCTTGTTGCTCTAAAGCATAAGACTCTAAAGCTTGTGTATAAGACTGCTGATAGAAATTTAACATATCTGCAGGACCTTTCAAGTACCCATATACTTCTACCAAAGAAGAATACAAAAGTAAATCTTCGTATTTGTTACTTAAATCGGTAGTCTGAGAATCTGATGTAGTTATGCTAGTAGGCTGTTTTGTATAGGCTAAAGTTATGGCATATTGTTGATCTGGAGTAGGTGCTACGACCCAAAACTGCTCGTCCCAGTTAGCATAATACTTAGGAAAACCAGACGAATTAGAGGGTGTATTGTAATACTCCGCCATAAAAGAGGTATCTCTTTTTTCTAAATAAACTTGTTTTGCTGGAGAGGTAGAATTATCAGCTTCT